CAATCTGGATATAGCCCTAGAAAGGAATGAATCCCGGCCGCGAAAATTAAAACCAGAAATTGTAAAAGATTTTTGGGTTGATGTACAGCGAAATATTGGAAAATTTCAAAACCTTTTCGGTAACGAGAATTTTAGTGTTATTGACAATAATAATGCCAGCGAAGATGTTTTCAATAAGTCATCAAAAAGCGTTCGAAAATTTGTCAGTAAACCTATTAAAAACCCATTGGCCAAAAAATGGATAGATTCGGAGTTAGCAAAAAATGATTAGTTTTATAGATTTCATCACCGAATCGGAAGTCACCAAGGGACAACTCGATTCTTTAGAGAAAACACTAGATAAACTTTTTTCTAGCCTGTCAATTGATGTTGAATTTACTAGGCATTTCCTAGATCGTGTGAATGATCCTAGAAATAAGGAACAGATCACTATTCAAGAATTGGAACATCTATTCAAACAGACCTATAAAACGCATGGAAAAACAATTGTTCGTATGAATCCAGACGCGGAGGCTGTCATAAAAGACTTGGCCAACGATGTGAATGTGCCTTTTGCACTAAATATAAACATGAGAACCGGTATGTTGGAACTTGTAGCGAAAACAACTATGCGGAAACGCAACTTTCAAACTAGTGGGCCTGTATTGGCCGTCAAATAAGAATTAATTAGATGAATAATTTTAGAAATATTTTAGAAAATGTTTTGTCGGAAGCGAATGATGGCCATAAAATTCTTTCACCTAAGGATTTGAAATCCCGATCTTTCGTGAAGAAAATGGCTCAGGATCCCAAAATGAAAGATATTGCTTTTAGCAATCAACTCAGTAAAGGCCTTCCTGAACCTTCCATAACGCAATTAAATGATCCAAATTTCGTTCGATTGTCAGATCAAGGCGAATCTATTTTCCACCAACGGTTAAATGGTTTCATCGGTATGAAATTCGGTGGTGCAAATATTGCGGACCAAAGTACACAAAATTTATCTTCCAAAGATTTGAAAGATATACTCTTAAGTTTGCGCAAGGAACTTAACAAGTAATTTTATGGATAAAAACCAGAAAAAAATGGACAAGGTAGAAGAAATCTTCCAAGCCGCGGAAGAACAAATGTCCGCGCTTAGCATTGTTGAGGATGAATCAGGAAATCCTACCATTACTGTGGCGCCTGAATCCTATGATTTAATAGAAGATGTGCCAGAGGATGGTAATGTATTCACCTTGACCGAACTCAAGCAGGATTTCCTCACTTCCAAGCGTAGTATCAAGAAATTAATCCGTCAAGGTCAATTGATGATGGACTCTATGGTTGAAATAGACCTAGATGAAATGCCGGGCACCAAAGTAGCCGGTCTTGCGGCTCTCATTAAGGCAATGGCAGATTCGATGAAGATGTTGGTGGACTTACATCGTGAAATTGCTGAAATCGAAAAAATTAGAAAAATCAAAAACAACATGGCCGTGCCAGGCCTCGAAGGCGGTGTCCAGGGAGACGTGAACCAACAGAATATCATATTTGCAGGTGATTCCGCAGCCTTGTTGAAACACTTAAAGGATATGCGTAAGTAATGGAACAATTAGAACTAGACTGGAAAGTAGCAGCACCGCTTATCAACGATTTTGAAACTGATATAAACGGTGAACCTTTTAAATATCGCGACAATCGAAATCTAAAGGCTGTTGATACTGTTTTACCGTTTGGCACAGAACACGTTTCGGAAATTGTCAAATGTGCTAACAACATCAAATATTTCTCCAATAATTACTTCAAGATTGTGCATCCTGACGATGGTATGATTCAAATGAAACTTCGTGATTACCAGGCGAAGTGCATTGATGAAATTGAGGACAAGCGTTTCAACGTCTTGAAATTTCCTAGACAATCAGGAAAATCCACGATTTTCACCGCCTTTGTCTGTCACTTTATTCTGTTTAACGAATATAAGGATGTGGTTATCCTCGCAAACAAAGAGTCCCAATCCAAGGAACTTCTACTCCGCATCAAACGGGCCTATGAAAATCTACCATACTGGCTCCAGCAAGGCGTAAAAGTCTGGAACAAGACTGAGATTGAATTGGAGAATGGCTGTAAGGTATTGGCGGCCAGCACCAGTTCCGACTCTATCCGTGGTCGTTCTATCGCTTTGTTGATCGTGGACGAAACTGCCCACATTGAAGCTAATTTGTGGGATGAATTCTGGGAATCAACCTACCCAACCATTGCTTCCGCTAAAAAATCAAAGGTGATTTTAGTTAGTACGCCAAAGGGAATGAACCACTTCTATAAGATATGGACGGAGGCGACTCGCGGAAGGAGTAAATTCAATCCAATCGAAGTTGAATGGAATGATGTGCCTGGTTATGACGAAGAATTCAAGAAGGAAACTATCGGCAACTTTGGTAAACGCAAATGGGATCAAGAATTTGCTTGTAAATTCATGGCTTCGTCCGATTCGCTTATTGATGGTTCTATCATTGAGGCTATCCCATTTAAGGACCCAATTGATTTGTCTCTCACTGGTAAATTCTTTACAAAACTCGCTAGAATCAACACGCGCTTTGAGGAATTTATCAATCTCTATGAAATGCCTAAACCAGATCGGACATACGCCCTAGGCCTGGATTCTGCTAAGATAACAACTGATTCTGATGGTGACTCGTTGGCCATGCAGGTGATGGATGTGACTGATTTTCCGTATGAACAGGTTTGTTCTGTTAGTATTCCATCCTCCATCCACTATTTGGAAGTGCCAGAAATGGCGGATTTACTAGGCAACTATTACAATGAAGCCTGGTTGTTCATTGAAAATAACGATTCGGTTGGTCAGGTCATTGCTGATACGTTGTTGTTAGATTATGAATATGAAAATATTTACTCAGAAAAACCTGAAATATCTGGTTTTAGAACGACCACTAAAAATAAGAGAATCGGTTGTCTAAACTTGAAAATGCTTGTAGAAAAAAATCAACTACAACTTTGTGATTTTGATACAATCAGTCAAATTTCAACTTTCATTAAAGGCAAAAATTCTTATGCGGCTGAAGTAGGTTATAAGGATGATTCAGTTATGTCACTTGTTCACGGAATTGTGTTCATGCAAGACCGCATTTTCTTTGAACAAAAGATGGATTTGATTGACAGAATGGGTGACATTAACAATATACCTAAACCTTTACGGAAACAGTATCAAGATAACGATGCGGACCAACCTATGCCAATGTTTAGCAATATGGAAGACGATTTGGCCAATATGTCTGTTTTTTAACTGGATTAATCGAACTCTGGTTATAAATACTTGATAAGATGATATTCCTAAAAAAGTTAAGGAGCGAGAAATATGGCAAGCCTATCGCCAAACATTGATATTACAGAACAAAATCAGAGTTTCAATATTGCGAATCTACCAAGTTCCAATACCGCCGGTGTGCTTCGTGCGGAATCTGGACCCGCATTTGCAATCACAGACATTACATTAGAATCCGAACAGAAAAATCTTTTCGGTGCACCGACCAATTATAATTATAAAGATTGGTTTGTAAATGCCAATTTCTTACAATACGCAAGTTCTTTGAAGATAGTACGGCCAATTGACCAAGCGAAAATTACAAAGAATATGGGTATTGCTCTGGACGGCGGTGACGGTGATCCATCTGCATCCGCAGCATTAGGAACTTATCAGGGTGTAGAAAACGGTAATCTATACAATACCGATATTGCAGAAATCACAATTCCAAGTTTGGTAGTTGATTCCATTTCTCGTTCTGTAGGTACTTTCACATATTCATCTGGTGATTTTGATTGGAATTATCGCACTAAATTCCGCAATCTCCAAGCAACTCAAAAAGCAACATCTGGTGCTGATTCAGATACCTTGGTTGTTGACAGCATTGATACTCTCCGAGTTGATGGTTCGGCCGCTCCCTGGACCTTACGTCTATTGGATGAAACCGCCCTGGCTGGTTGGAATATTGATGGCGACTTGACTTTGAGTTCTGGTGACGGCGCATCCTTTGCTATTGCAGAAACAATTACAGGCGATACGTCTGGCGCCACAGGTGTTATTGGCTCTATCAGCGGTGACGATCTTTCCTTGACCTCTGTTACTGGTGCCTTTCAACCAAATGAAGGTGTAACAGGAAGCGCGACAGGTACAGGAACCGTCGGCGGCCTTGAATTGGACTTGACTTCCGGTAATTGGACTGTTGGTGCTACTTCTCCTTTCTCAGTTACAGGACAACTCGATACAGTAAAACTTGTATTCTATCGAAAATGGGTTACATCCGTTGATGATGAAATTGCGGTAGGAGTTTGCTCCAATGCAGCATCCTGGACGCAAAACATCAGTTCGGACATTGCAAGCGCCTTTAGTTCATTCTTCGAATTCCAGCCGGCCTTTGCCGATGGAGAATTTGCCGTAGTACTTTTCAAGAAAAATGCGGATGATACATTTACTCAAATCGACAATGAAGCGAGGATTGTAAATTACAATTCAACGGGTACGGACGCTTTTGGTAGAAACAACTTCGCCGAAGAAATCTACATGAATCAGTCCAACTATGTGTACTGCAAGGTTTCTGATGCATCTGGCGCCACGGATGTAAACACAGGCGGCGGAGCAATTCCTATCATCCATCACGCATCTTATTCAGCGATTTATCCTCGCGTGGGTGTAGATGATGATGCCAAAGCAAGTTTCCCAGCGGCTACTACATCTTCCGATGGAGCCCATGATCCTACTGGTTATACCCAGGCGGATATTGACGAAGCTTTTGCTTTGTTCGCGGATACGGAAACTGTGGACGTTCAAATTGTCATGGCACATGAAACTAGTTTGGATGAAGCCAGTGACACCGCGACGGCCCGTAAGGATGCAATTTCGGTAGTCGGTCCTTTTGATGAAACAGTATTGGTCGGTCAAACGAGTACGGCTGCCACTGCCGCGATCCTGGATGATTTTGGAACTGTTGACGCGGATTCCAGTTCATCTTATACGGTACACAATACCTATTCAGCCGTTTATGGCAACATGAAGTATCAGTTTGACCGTTATAATGATGTTAACCGTTGGATTCCAGTTATTGGAGACGTTGCAGGCTTGTTTGCCGAAACGGATGTGACAACTGCGCCATGGTTTGCTCCTGCCGGCTTAAACCGCGGCTTAATTCGGAATGCTATTAAATTGGCATTCAATCCGAACAAGGCTAATAGAGATTCACTATATGTAAACTCAATTAATCCAATTATGTCTGTACCAGGTGAAGGTACTGCCATTGTTTTTGGACAGAAAACGGCAACCAGTGTTTCGAGCGCCTTTGATCGTGTGAACGTCCGTCGTTTACTTTTGGTCATTGAAAAGGCTTTGCGGACTTCTTTACGTCCATTCATTTTTGAGCCTAACGATGTAGAAACGCGGGACAGAATCAAAGGACAAATCAATCCTTACTTGGCGGGTATCAAAGCCCGTCGCGGATTAACGGACTTCCTTGTAGTTTGTGATGCTACAAATAACACTCCAGAAATAATTGATGCGCAGAGAACTGTAATCGATGTATTCTTGAAGCCTACTAGAACGGCTGAATTCATTGAAGTCAATTTGATTGTTACCAATACTGGTACAGATTTTTCTGAAATTTCAGGATAATTACTCCATACAATCCTTTCTACATAAATATAGTTGTTACTAAAAATTTAGAAAGTATTGTGTGTCCACTTCTATATCTGATGTTGATGATTACGTTTCCGGTTTGGCTGGTAAGTTTTTATACACCGGCGTGAGAACTGATGTTATAAATGTAAAAAATACCCCACTCATATTTGTTTGTAAAAAATGTAAACATCAATGGATTAGTACGTTCTTTTTATATAAAAAATCGACGTCTGGTATGTGTCCGACTTGTAAAAAAAGCGATGTTGGGCGCCGACGGCGCCTAGATATCAGTCTCGTTCGAAAAAACATTGAGAGAACTGGGGCTACGTTACTCACTGAAGAATATACCGGTTTCTTTCAACCTTTGGATATAAAATGTGCTTGCGGGGAGATATTCCAGCAAAAATATATCATTTTTTCCAGAGGACAAGGAGGACAATGTAAAACCTGCCGTTTGAAAACAAACAGAAAATTAAATATAACTGTCGAACGGGTGGCAAGGGTAGAAAAGAAATATGATATAAAAATACTTTCAAATTTTAATAATACTCGCGATCTAGTAGATATACAATGTAATTGTGGTAACATAATCAGAGGAAGAAAATTAAATAATTTACTTTATAGAAAGGATACTCGTTGTAGGTCTTGTAATTTCAGTCTTTCTTCGTTTGAAAATGAAATTCGAGAATTTATTCTAAGTGTTTCAAATAAAAAAGTTCTGGAGTGTGTAAGAACTGTTATTTCGCCCTATGAATTGGATATTTACATACCAGAACTTAATTTGGCCATCGAATGTGATGGTGTATATTGGCATTCTGAATTGGCCGGTAAAGATAAGAATTATCATTTGAGAAAAACAGAATTGTGTGAATCGTTGGGTATTAAATTATTACATGTTTTTGAAACGGATTGGCTAGAAAAAAAGGAAATTGTAAAATCAATATTGCTATCTAATTTGGATGTTGTAAGAGAAACGATTGATATAAAACAGTGCAAGTTTGTTAAAGTGAACGGTGAAAGTAGAACACGGTTCTTACTTGAAAATTATATCCACGGACCAGTTGATGGTTCCATATCCTTAGGCCTCGAATATCGCGATGAATTGGTATCACTTATGGTATTCAATAAAAATGAACCTGACAAGAGATATCAATATGAAATGTTGTGTTTTTGTACTCGGAATAATTTAAACGTATCAGCAGGTGCGCGACGTTTATTTAAATTTTTCGAGGAGACACACCGGCCAGAATCCGTTATATCTCGTTTAGATAAAAGATATTTTGACAATTCATTCTATAGAAATTTGGGATTTGAACATTCTCATAATTCCGGTCCTAATGGTTTTTATTTCAAAAAACCCCACACCAAATTATATCCACAAATTCAATTTCAAAAAGATAATTTTTTCGAAAGTCTTGAAAATGTCGATAATAATTTATCTGAATGGGAAATTATGAAGTTGAACGGTTGGAATCGTATATACGACTGTGGTGATTCCATTCTACACAAGTTATATAAATAACAATATAGTTCATTGAAAACCGGCCGCAATTGAGATATGATAATGAGTTCAATAAAATATACGACTGAAATTTCAGGATAATTATGGTTAATAAATAACACCGAACAAAACAATTTTTGGAGTATTAAATGCCTGGCATTACATTAGAAGATTATCGAAACAATGTGCGAGAAGTTGCACGTCCTAACCGATTTCTATTATCGTTTTCGAATACACCGGCGGTCATAGGCCCCTGGTCTGACGATTATTTTTATCACGTCCGATCTTTCAGTCTGCCTGGTAGAACTCAAGGCGATATTACGAATTTATATTGGCAAGGTCAGAACATGAAAATCGCCGGCGATCCGACCTTCGATGATTACACCATGACTTTCCTTAATAATTCAAATTTCAAATTGCGAGAGTACTTTGAAAAATGGTTGAATTTTATTGCTAACGCTACCAACAATGAACGTGCGGCCCATGGTGATTATAAGGCCATCGCTCAACTACAGCAATTAGGCAAAAGTTCTGATGTTATTGCAACATATTTTCTCCATGGTCTTTATCCAAAATCCATAGAGCCTACCGAATTGAATCAAGAAACAATCGATGCTGTTGAAGAAGTCAATGTGGCTTTCTCAATTGATTATTGGTCTGGTAGTGAAACCCCGGGCGCCGAACCAGGTTCCGTCCTTAGATCAGGAAATGAATAAAATTTTTAAGTAAATAGAACCGATTTCAAAATTAGTTAACTAATTGAACAGGCCAGACCGTTCGGTGGCACTATCTCATTATAGCACTTCTATCGGACACTGGCCTTATTTTTTATGCTGAACTTACAACGACAATTCATCAATCTATTAGAAAAATCGTCCTATAAGAGTCCGTATCCGTTAATCAAACGCTTGGAAAATAATGATGTTTTGGTTGATGTTGTTCAATTCAATAAAGGCGGTCCTAAGGATGGTTGGTATAGTGTTACTCTTTTTGATGTGGACGTTTTAAATGATTCCGGGCCTTCGGAAGCTTCCGTGGCATCTAAGTTATTTCCGCCCTCACATAAGAAACAAGCATTGAATTATGCCAAGACCTTGTTGAAATAAATAAACAATGAACAAACACAATTTTAAAGGTTTTTTGAATGGCTGAAAAGTATGCAGTTTCCGCGCAATCCGCAGGTTTTATATCATTTCAAGGTAGAGTACTAGACGCCTCTTCGTTTGGACCAACTCAACATGCATTGAACATCCCAGCAGGGATGATAAACATTGGCGGCCAAGGTAAAGGTTATACCGTTACTGCGGATGCCTCTTATCAATTTACACCTAACCTTACTGACGGCACACACGTTCTCTATGCTAATGCTCCAACTGATGCGTCTGGTGTTGTTACTATTAGTGACACTTCATTTACAGACTATATTTCTGGCGGCGGTGATAATACTAATCGCCGTGCTTTTTCTTATTTCAGAGTCCTAGATAATGTCATAGTTGAAGAATCAATTATGACATTTCAGTATGGCGGGTCTCTCATTCCTGTTGATCCTGATAGTTCTGCGGGCGACGGCCATTTTGTTGATGAAGTCTTTGATAAACTTAAGAAGATGGGCTTTTTCCTCAACACCACAACAGACTTTGGTTTCACTTATCGCGGCCAATTTTTTGTAGAGGACGCTTCTTTCGATACTTCAGTAACTAACTGGGATGCCGTTTACAAAAATATAGATGGATTGTTCTATCCGGCAGTTAGTGACGATACGGATGCAGAACGTGTAATTGGTTTGGCGGAGATTGATCGTGATGGAATTTCCAGTAATAATTTCGTCATTTCATCCGGTATTGTTGATGTTGGTACGACGATTTTACCTACTGCGGATTTCCCGGCCGGTACCTACATTTACCTGTCTCCAGATACCGCGGGCGCCCTGGTGCGCGACTTCGATTCTTGGATCGCCAACACTTCATATACAATCGGCGATAGAATCCGGGAATACAGTTCCACAGCAGGCCAAGACCTTATTTTTGAAGTTTCGGCACTTTCCTCTGATGGTGGTTCCGGCACTTCAGGTTTATCTGATGCCGTAACAGAACCATCATGGGATTCAGCGGCCACACTTGGTACAGACCTTATAGATAATGAAATTGTGTGGACGTCAATTGCACATCACACCGCTTCATTTCTTAATCCCAATAGAAAAATTCGCGTAGGCATTTCACTAGGCGCCGGCATCATCATGTTGCAGCCTGGAGCCGTCACCGGCGCCACCTCCATCGACGATCACGACGAATCAGCTTACGCACACAATGATATCCAAAAAGCTTTGGCCAAGGCGGGTATCTATGTTGTAAACAATTCTCAAGGTAAAAACCGACTTACAAATCCTATTAACGTTGATTCAGATACCTTCCTTTATCGAGGTCAAGGATTTGACGAACAGGCTGCTTTTTCGGGCGGCGTATTATCTGGTGATTTAGTTTACCGCCATTCTGCGGGAAATTATAGAAAGGCCATTGCGGACGATACTGTGGCTCAGGATGTTGTGGGCTTAGCCTTGGATATTTCAGGAAATAATGGCACAGTTGTAACCTCCGGGTTCATTGCCGCGGATATTTCCACTTCGGGAATGGCCAGTGGTGATAAACTCTATCTTTCGGAAACGACCTCTGGCGCTTTTACGAATGTTGAAACCCCAGTACAAATCGGTTTTGTAATTACCGTAGGCGATTCCTCAAATGGTATAATTTTATTAAAGCCGCCTCAAACGGGCACGGGCGAAGGCGATGTAAACCAAGAGGAGTTGATTTATCGAGACTTACTCAATAATAGTCTTTTCTCAAAAGGATATTTCGATACCTTCCGTGATGTGAGTTCGGCAGTATTTACAGGCACTACATATTCTGGCGACGATTCATCATATTCCGGCGTTGTATCTGATACTTTGGAAATTGAACAGACTTCCGCTCGTCCTGAAGGTGCAATTGCAATTGGAAATACAACTACCTATAACAACTTTTTCTGTCATGCGGAAGCTGATGATGGAGTTTTTGGAGAGGTAAGTACAGTTCAAACCGTCGCGGATTCTTCCGGCGCGCCATTAGATGATTCTTTCTTCGTGTTATATTCTGCAAATGATGATCGGAAATATCACGTTTGGATGAATGTAGATTCCTCCGGAACTGACCCCGATCCAGAACCAGGAATAAGCACAGCGATTCAAGTTGATTTTCCGGCTTTATCAACGGCTGATGCCATCGCCACGGCGATCCAAACCGCTGTCGATGCGGTTTCAGACTTTACTGCCACAGTTTCCACGGACACCGTAACCATCACAAATGCGGAAAATGGCCAGACAACTGATATAGCAGACACCACAGCGTCAGGATCAACAACCAGCTTCACGTTTGCTACAACATTCAAAGGTGGCACGGCCGAATATTCAATTGATGGAGGCGGTTCCGCTGCTACTTGGACAGAATTCCATCTTGACAATATTATATTCATTGCAGGCGGTTTTACCACATTACATGTCCGATTTACCTGGAATGCTGCCGGTAAAATGTATTCCTTTGGCGTACTTTATTCGGAAGATAATTCTGTTATCAACCAAACAGATTCACGGTTTTTGGTTGTTTATTCTGTACCTAGTGATGATTCAGGTGGCGGACCGGTAATAATTCCGAATGGTTTACATTACACCAAAGACGGCAAATCATTGGAAGTTTATTACAATGGCTCCCGCGAGTACATTGATATAGATTATACAGAGACAGATTCCAAAACTGTAACTTTCCTTCACGGTCTTTCTATGAGCGATCAAATCCTCTTTACTGAAAAAATCGGTCCATACGATGCCTCTGTAGACAGTTATGCCGCGTTTAGATTCGCCCAGGCTCAAGCAATATTCAACGATTAAGGTATTATGCCGTATTCTTTCAATTTGCTTGGCGGTCCTTTAGGTTTCGATCTTATAGTTGGAAGCGCCGCGCAGGTAAGCAAAAATCAAGCCACCCACACTATTGCGGATTTTAACGATTCCGCTGAAATTTCTACTGGCGACAAAATTCTATTTCTGGATGGCGTTCACTCACTTACACGGAACGAAGATATTGTACCGTCTGACGTGAAATTTCATTTTGCTCCTTTGGCTTCAATCGATCAAGGAACTGCCGGTCAGACTATTACGTTTTCAGGTGACAGAATACAAATTTATGATGGACGCTTCACTGGGTTTTCAACTGATGAAATTATCATCGCAGGAAACGGTACAGGCGGCGGTAATTTTGGAGGCGGAGGCGGCGGTACTCGTTCAGGCACTCAATCGGGCGCAGGTGGAGATGGTGGTGTTTTAGTATGGTATTAAAACCGCTAAATAGATAATATAAACTAAGAGGCAAAGATGACTAACACAATTTCAGAATCAAAAATTTCACCTGATGTAATGTCAGTACTCAAAAAATTAAATGCGCGGATTACTGATGCGGTATCTCCTGAAGAAGTGAAATTCAGACTTGGCGACACCAATTACAATCTGAAAAAAGTAAAGGAATAATAGATGGCAACAGGAACTTTTTCACCTATCGCGGTGGTCTCTTTAACAGAACTCACCAATGCTTTCGTGGCTCTCAAAACCGTCACAGAAACAAACGGCGTTCTTCTCCGTCAAATCGTGGCGAATAATCGAGATTCAGGTCCTCAATCATTCGATATTACTCTGGACGGTGCTACTGGCGCTGAAGATCAGAGACTTTACAGGAATGTGGAAGTCGCGGCAAATGACACTCTCATACTTCCAGTCCATGATTTTATAGCGAATGGCACCGTCATCGGTATTAAGGCTGATGCAAACTCAACAATCAATATATTGATTTCAGGAATCGAACTATAAATGACAACTATTCATAAATCTGGAAATGTCAATGATTCGGGTAATATCGATTCTCGTTTGGATGTAGTTGAAACCAGTACAACATCATTAGAATATCTGACAGATGATGTTGTGGCTACTGGCGCGGGCAATGATGTTATTGTTCTCGATCCGAATTCTCCTACTGACAAATTCGTGCCTATTGCTCCGTCAACTGTTCAGGCAAAATTGCCATACAATTATATTGCTGGGTTTACACCCACACAAAATAATGATACAGCATTCAATTTCGCTAATGCTTTGTATTCATTTTCTGCTGGTGAATGCAGAGATTCTGGAAATGCTTACAATATATCCGCATCATCTGCATTATCAAAGCGAATTTCAGAAACTTGGTCTGCGGGAACAAATGCAGGCGGTCTAGCAGAAGGTGCTTGGACATTATCACAATATGAATATTATGGATACGACATAACAAATGCTTCCTTTAGTTCCGTCTCCGGGGATACTTCTGTTGAAATAACCTCAGCGAATACCTCTGGATTGCATATTGACCCCTCTGGAACATTGGTTCATGTTGTTGATACTGGCTCACCAGAAACGGTGGAACAATATACATTGTCGCCTGCTTGGGATATGAGTACACTGACACATAGCACATCATTTGATATATCGTCAGAAGTAACATCCGGTGATGCCGGTATTACATTTTCATTTGATGGATTGAAAATGTATATCTTGAACAATGCTAATGAATTCATTTATCAATATTCTTGTTCAGTTGCTCACGATGTATCTTCTGCATCTTATGATAGTATTTCATTAGATTATGATACTTTGGTTACGGGATCGCCGACAGCAATTGCAATAAGTCCGGACGGCACTAGATTTTTCGTTGCAGACACAGATGATGATACTGTGAAGTCATTCACTTTTGGTACACCTTACGACTTATCTACGCTCTCATTTGATAGTCAATCCAATGATTATGCTGATGGTAGAACTTTTCTTTCGGCCCGCGGTTTATGGATTTCTCCTGATGGACATTATTTGTTTGTGTCCCTCAGCGCAAATTCCACGGCCAACGATGATGTTCTTCAATGGAACATGTCAACGGCATGGGATGTTACGACTATGACTTTTATTGGCGAATATAACATTGGCGTTACTCACGGCCAAGATGCATTCGGTCTGGCTTTAAGTCCTTTTGGACACAAAATGTATGTTATTGTGACAAACAACCAAACCATCATTGAAGTCGATATAATTCCAAGTGCAGATAATACCACTTTTCATTCTTTTATATTAGGTGATTCGACAAATCCAGATTCTTATGATTTTGGATTCGATACAAGTGCAACGGCTGTCAATCTACTCGCAGATTCTAATGTTGCGGCCGCAGGATTTGACATATATCGTCGTGTGTTTAGTTTCAAAACTGTTTCTGGTGCGATTCCTTTAATTGATGTGATTCCAATTTCAGGCGGTGGATTAGAAGTAAAATTACTAGAGTTTTCGGTCATTCTCAATTCTTTTAATGCTGATACGGACAGACATGTTGTGACAGTTCCAAATGTTCCGATTGACATACGGGTTCGCGCCGAATTATCAACATCATATATTATTAACGCAAACAATGCATCCGAAGCGGCCTGGATTAGGGAAACGACGTATACCGATGCCGCGGCTGCGGGTTCCGGCGCACTTTTAAATGCGACTCTCGCGGTTAGAACTGATCCCTCCGTTTCGGATACATCATATTCAAGACAAGCCTCTGAGGTAGTTGTTTGGACCGATATAAATGGACAAATTGCTCACAGGCAGTCTGGCACCGTCGGCTTTTTAAATGTGAGTTGTGGTGGTTTTAAGGATGAACGTATCTAAGTCCATGCGTTTGTGTGATTTATTCTATCGTTGGGAAAACGGTGGACCAATAAATGACGGCACTGGCCAATTATTGGTTGTCGCGATGAAACAAGTTGAAAAAGGATTGCGGACAGGCATTAAACCACATTTACACAAAAACCGACGATATTTGTGGCAGTCTGTAAACGGTGTATATGACAGCATCCAGAAACACGGCCTTATCAATCCTTTGATAGTCTTGCGAAATAGAAACCTTGTGTTGGTAGGGAACCAACGTCTATGTGCCTTACGCGCACTAGGAGAAACAGAGGCTCCGGTTGAAATAGTTGACAGTCTGGGCGCTGATATGCGGTATATGAAAAAACACTACAAACCAATTCCAGAGGATTAATGAAAAAGACAATTATACTCTTTAGCGTATTGTTCGCGTTTATACTACCTAGCGTATATGGCCAAGAACCTCTATTCATTCAGTTCAAAGACAACTATTTCCTCGGCGGTGAAACTGGTACGGATGAAAATGGCGATCCTTCTACTGAATTGGTTTTTCAGATCAGTGCGAAATTTGAAGTCTACGGCCCACTTGAAGTCTCATACACTCAAAAATCTTGGTGGGATATTGGTCAGGAATCTGGCCCTTTCCGCGAATCTAATTACAATCCTGGTGTCTGGCTTGCTTGGGACCTACCTTGGTTTAAACATTCTGATATTCGTTTTGGTTATCAACATCAATCAAACGGACAACACGCCGAACCTATACTGAATGAGAATGGAGATACATACTACCTGACACGATCTTGGGAACGATGGACAGCAAGAACGGAGGTACATCTTGAGGATGGTTGGTATTTCATTTTGGAGGCCTGGGAGCCATTCCTGATTGAGGAAAATGAGACTATTAAGGACTACTATGGTGAAGGTGAATGGGTTCTAGGATATGAAGGTGATGGTTGGCGAAGTGAATATGGTCTCCGCGAAGGCAAGAAATTCGATCAACAATTCCTGGCTCTTTATGTGAAGGGCCGATGGTCTAACTTGGAATATACATTGCGATTAGACCAAGGCAATGCAGAATCTCTAATTGATATTCCAGGAACGAACGACACCAATCAAACTGTACCTGAAATTGAATCAAAGGTAAGAGTAGGATTAACATTATTAAGGTGGTAAATGAACTTTATAAATTTTTTAATTGATTTGTTTTTCCCAAAAGAACCTACTAAAGACTGGTGGGAAAACATAAAAACCGTTGATGATATACCAAAACAGGAAAAGACTATGAGCCTATTAGATGAACCTACAAAATTCAAATTTGGAAAGACCTCGCGGGCCCGCCTGGAGTCTTGTCATCCTGATATCATCGCTATTATGCACGAAATGAGCAAATGGATTGATACGACCATCATTTTCGGGCATCGCACAGAGGAAGAACAAAACAAGGCTGTAGAAGCTGGAAACAGTTCACTAAAATTCCCCAATTCTAAGCATAATAAATACCCTAGTAATGCAGTAGACGCCGCTCCATATCCTATTGATTGGAACGACATGGAGCGATTTTGTGCTTTTGGAGGCATGGTAAAATTGATTGCTATGCAACTGAAAGAAAAGGGTGTCATTACCCACGATATACGTTGGGGGGCGGATTGGGATTCCGATGGCCATATGAGTGATGATAAAGACCGGGGCGCACTTAGAGATTATCCACACTTCGAACTGATAGAGAAATAAGAAATGCCACTTACAAAACAAACAGGCGCACATGACCTGGAAAAATCCACATCTGCAATTGATGTAACAGATAGGGAATCCACTTTAGAAATAACCGTTCTTGAAATCGGTACCTGGAATATGGATTCAACATCCTCAGTAACAGTTGCGCATGGCCTCACATTGGCTCAAATTCGATCCGTTTCCGTTTTAATCCGAAATGATGCGGATGATGAATATTTTGCCTTGAATATTTCCTATGGGACAGGCGACACTGCCGCTGAAGGCGGCTTCTCTGTAACCGCCACTGATGCCTACCTGGAAAGAAGTGATTCAGGCCTATTCGATGGTGTGGCATTTGATTCTACAGCGGAAAACAGAGGTTGGGTAACTATTTGGTACGACACCTCCGCATAATAAAAGACAGTCCACAATAAAAGGAAAATAATGTTGACACTAAAGAATGAAGTTTTCGAAAATGAACGTTTCTTTGAGGCACTAAGGAAATTGAATCAGTGGGAAGACCTTCCCGCATCTGATGCCTGGAAACTCCGCGGCATTACCAAAAATACAATGGAACAATTGGCATTGTTCAACTCAGTCAAAGATGATCTTTGCAATCGTTACGGAACTAAGAGTGAGGACGGATTGCAATGGTACTTTGAAGGTGAAAATACTAAAACCTTTAAAACCGAATTTGATGATTTGCTAAAACAAGAGTTCCAGATAAATAACAATAAGGTAAACTATCCTAAGGGATTAAAAATGTCTGCGGCACAGATGGAACTGATTGAACCGCTTGTCAATTTTGACGAATTGTAATTTGCTTGGATTCTAAATATGCTTTGTTTAGGTTCATTTTCAACATTCAGGAATTTTATGACTGAAGATAGCGATATTGTTATCAACGGAAAACGCGCTCTAATTAATCAATTGTTAATAGGCATTGCCGGACCGATTATTCTAATAGGCGGCGCCCTCTGGGGTTTCAGTGGCCAATGGGCCACCGCTAAAACCAATATTGGAACTGTACAAACCCGTTCAATCACGAATGAAAGTGAAATTAAGGAAATCAAGGTCATTTTATCCGAGGATAAAACTGACGAACGATTCGCGGAAGTGATTACTACCTTGAAATTTCTGAAAGAAGGACAAGACCGCATCCTTATTAAAATCGAAAGTATGGAAAATCGTGAACGTGAATCTGGCCAGGCCGGAACAAGTCGGCCTGTTAAATAATGGCAGCCTCTAGTATCAATCTCACCCACGGCGCGAATTTCGTATTTGTGTTGACGGATAATAAACTACGGAATATTGAGTTCAATGTGACCGAAGTTAATGGTCTAGGTATGACATTCACCGAAATTCAACCGCAGTATTACACAGGTATACAAATTAAACGACCAGGTGACGTCCTAACCTTCAATGACATACAACTCCAGTGTATTATAGACGAAGAATATAACATTGTCCAGGAGATTTTCGATTTTATGGCGGATACTGTCCGTGACCTTGGTAGCAATTCCATTGAATGGAATAGTAATTTCACAGGCATTTTAAAATTGGCTTCCAATCGTAATAATTTCAAGAAAAAAATTACCTTTACCAACTGTTGGATTAAAGATATGGGCGATCTCATTCTTAATGCCACACAGACGGAAGACACGCCTATTATACTTCCTGTAACAATGGCCTATGACAGATATGATATAGAGGATGTCACATAATTAGTATGATACTAAAAATCCATATTGAGTTCATTAATGTATTACATACTTTATAAAATCACAAATAAAATTAATAATAAAATATACATCGGCGTCCATGC